TCTATCGTCACAAGGTTGGTGTTGATGGTGGTTACGGTTCCGTTGAAGGTGATGTTTCCTTCGAAGGAGTGATCGCCAGGAATCGAATCGGCAAGGTATATGGTGGCAACACCAGTGTCCGCAAGGTTCACCCCGATGCCAGTTGCACCAGCAAGTTGATAGACCTTCAGTCGGTTCAACTTGTCGATGATCTCCGTGTTTGTCACGGTGTACCATTCGTAGAACGTGTCCGAAAGGGTCAGTGGGGGGATTATGTAACTGCTGCTTGCTGGACCTGTCGGCATCTCAGTTTCTCTCTGCTAGTAGTTGCTTTACCTGTTCCTTCAAGATATTTATCTCGTTTTTCAGAATCCTAATCTCATCATCCATGCTTCTTTGTTTGAGTATCGTCTTTGCCTTTTCATTGTTCACCAATATCAAGGCACCGGTACTCTTGTCACGAATGTAGTCGCTTTTCATTCGATTGCCACCACACGGAGATTCTTGACAACGGGAACCTTTGCCGAGTTCAAGGTATACATGCAGACCTTGATGGCAAACACATTGAACCAATCCGTTCCACTTGGAACCACTGAATAGGTGGCTTCCCTGAAATCGTTGTCGTTGAGCGAGTTCGTGAACACGCCGCCGACGAAGAACTCGCTTGTCGGTTCTATTGCCATTCTCTTGTATCCAACCAGATCAGAGGTGATCTGCTCCGAGTTGTATGTCTTCGCATATACGCGGATGAATGTATCCTTGGGGATGTTTGCATCCAGAATGACCTTGATTTCCTTGGCAGTCTGCCCATTGGGAATCAGAACCTTCTTTGAAATGTATCTGGCGGTATCGTCATCTCTTCCCGAGAATATCGCCTCCTCGACATTGGTGCTGTTCTCGCTGGCATTGATGAGGTTCTTCACCACCACGGCATTCGTCCTGTCGAGGTCGATCATGAAGGTTCCCGTATCGGTGTTGTTTCCACCCAGGTTGAAAATCATCTCAAAGTCCGCAGACTCGTTGACGGTGAATGGAGAATCAAGCCGCAGGTTCCTGTTCACCGTGGCATTGTATTCCTTTGGACCTACAAGTATGCTTGTCGATAGGGTCAGGTTCTGTGGAATGAATGCAAACACATTGGGCTGTACGAGATCAGCAACAAAGTCTTCCGACTGATTGACATGGCTAAGTATGATCGAACCACCAGGCGCATCGAACTTGCAGCGATTGATGCGGAACATAAGATCGGTGTTTGCATCACCAACTGGCTCCGATGCATTCTGTGCCTTGAAGAGCATACCTCCGCTGAATGTGGACGATATTCTCTTTTCCGTGACTATGTCGTTCTTTCCGATATTCGCCACATAGACATTGTATCTCAGGCTGTTCGTCCTGACGAGAATGGCATATGAGCCAGGTGAAAGGAACACTGGAGTCGAGAACTTGAAGTTGGTTGCCCTTGGGGTGTTCTCGCTGGCATTGACACCCGATGGGCTGAGAGTCACGGTGCTGAATGGCAGTATGACAGATGGATTTGGGATTCCATTCACCACGGGGCATATTTCCACCGTGACGGGAAGTTCCTTGTCTCTTGTGGAGAAGTAGAGATCCACGCTCGCAAGGAACACGCCATTGGGATTGTCATTCTCGCTGACTTCAAAAGTCTGTGCAAGAGGATCAATCCACTGATTATACTTCGTGGTGTTTATGCTCTTCTTGCGATACAGCGGATTGCTCACTACCTTGTTGCTGTTCGGAGTCTTCCTTCTGACATCCACGGGTCTGATTGAGGAGATTCCAAATGGATTCTCGTAGTTTGTCCCTGTGGTATAGAAGGTAGCCTCTGCAATGGTAGTGGCATTTTCGATGTTGTTGTTTGCATCGTCAATCAAGCGGATTATCTTGTCACCGACAACGAATGTTCCATCTGGAACGCTCATTGTGATCCCAGTCACCGAGCCATCCGCGAGCGATGTCGTGAATGGACCGGTTGCACCATTGACGGTGCAGTATTGATTCATATTGACATTGTCCATGAATACATGAACCTGAGTTCCTGGCTTCATGTTGTGGGCATCGAACGTGAGGGTGACACCACGCATGTATGGACAGACACTCTTGTTGATCAGCGTGCTGTACCCAATGTCAACATAGTAGTCCTTCTTGCGAATGGCAGGAGAGAACCTGTCACGGAGTTTGTCGAGGGGAATCGTGAACCTGCGGACCTTGGTCTTGGCATTCCATCTCCTGTCAACGACAGGATCGATTTCCTTCTCGCGGACCCTTGCAAAGAAGTCGCTGTTCTTCTTGCTTTCAGCCTCGCTGAGTTCGACTGAGATGCCGTTCCACAGGCTCTCCCAATCGTTCCACTGCGAACCATGACCATTGTTGTTGTTCATGTTGCTGATCTGCCATGCTTCATTCGACCCATCGTCGTTGAACTGCACGATTGGTCTTGTGACAGTGTCGTACCAGTAGTCAGCGAACGGCGTGAGTACGATGTTTCCAACCCAGTTTGGAAGGCAGAACGAGTTAAGGTTTATGGTTCCGCTTGCCTTGTCCTGATAGATGAAGGATGTTCCTGTGTAGTCACCACAGAGAATATTGTCCGTTGTCAGGGTGATGCCTGGATCGAAGCCAGCGTAGCGGAATGAATAGGCATTGGATTCAAACGATGGGCGAAGCAGCCCGCGTTCGACATCTATGGAGCAGCGGTAGTCTTCGTCAGACACATCTCCAACCGAATGCCCGTTGAAGGTATCTACGAGAATAGCCCTCTTGACTGCATCGGCACCGGCGCTTGTCCTCAAGTCGCGCGAGATCACGCTCTGTTCGATATCGCTGAGTTCGACCGTCTGCTCAATGGCATTCATCCTGCTCGAAAGATCACCGATATCCTTCATGGTGTATCGGGTGTTTCCAATCGATTGTGCCTTTATGTCCGAGCCATTGAAGGTGTATGCAGGGACACTGAGGACGAAAAGCGTCATTGAGTCCGTGATATCCTCTGGAATGACGGGAGAATCGCTGGGAACTCCACCAAGCCTCTGTAGAGTGGTGAGATCCGCTGCATCGTCTGCGGCAATGTTCTTCGACACGACGAGTTTGTCAATGCGTGGAAGATATGCCACATGGGTGCTTGCCACGGTTGACTTGTCGGGTATCAATCCATTGCTGTAGCGAATCACGGGTCGGTTGAACAGATTGCTTGGTGTGGTCGATCCAACTGCATCGCTTGTGGCACCAGAGGAAACATATCCTGCGATCTTGGCAAGATAGCGATAGTCTGCGGCATTCGCAAGATTGACGGAGTCGCCAGTTCTTGGGCTTACGAAGACCTGAATGTCATCGTATGAAACGCCAGCATATGATTCGCGGGTGATTGGTCCATATCCAGAATGCTCGTAGTACGAGTAGGTCACATTGATCTGGAATGTGGTGTTCTCAGCATACTTCGTGTAGTAGTCTGGCTTGACATATATTCTGCCGAGCAGATACACAGCATCCCTCTGACCAGTATCAAAAAGGAACTCGTCGCTTATGTCGTTTCCTGCACCATCGGTGATGCTCTCTATCTTGATGGCATCTGCCTTGTCAAGAACAAAGTACATCCAAACCACATCACCAACGGAGTTTCTCCTGATGTTGCGCTTGAAGACGTTGAGCGTGTTTATGGTGTTGGTAATGACCTCGCTGTAGGTTGCCTTGGTCTTCTGCCTCACCTTGCCCACGGGATTCTGTGGGATGTTGATGGAGTCTGCCTTCGTCTTTCCCACAAGGTAGTAGGAACCAAGGGGCAATGCAGATGTTATCTGCACGAAGTCTCCGTCACCAGTGATCTTGCCTGTTACCTTGGTCTGTCCTGTCGGAACCGTGATGTTTTCCCCGACGATGCGGAGTATGGTTCCACGGCGAAGTGCCGTACCCGATTCATATACGAGGTAGTACCCATCGGTTTCATCGATGACAACATCGTTGCCGCTGGGGACAAATCCATTCTCAAAGCACCATGCATAGTTCGATCCCTGCCCATGCGAGACAAACGGGAAGCGGTTTGCATTGTCAACCACGAAGCCACGGGAAACCTCACCGACGAACGATATGGCATTCACATCCTTCACCATAGTGGTGGGGGTGTTTCCGTTCAAGCGCACCAGCAGATTCTGATCCTCAGCATCGTACAACTTGGGCAGTCTCGACTGGCTCGTTGGCTGAGTCGAGCGGAACAAGGTCACATCGCTCATGATCTTCGTGGAAAGACCAGTTGCATATGAGTAGAGATATAGATTGAGTGGCTGATTTATATCGCCAGTGGCATTGATCTGCGTTATGTTCGACAGATATGCCTTGAACTCCATTGTCCCGCCTTCAGTCGAATAGGCAGTGGCTCCGATTGGCTCCACCTTGAGCAGGAATGCCTCGAACAGAGCCTTGTCAAGATACTCGGTCGATGGAACCTGTGCGGTTGCTCCGTATATCTGATATGCAAGACTTCTCTCACCAGACTGAATGCTTGAGAACAGAGAGTTGAGTCGGTCCCCGCTCTCGGGGTAGTACTTGCCGACAGCATAGTTGCCGTAGTAGTTGTCCACACGGGCATCCGTGTAGTTTCCCGCGGTCCTTGCTCGGGGAATCTCAACGATGTCCTTGAACTTGGATTCATATTCATAGCCGAAGACATATGCCTTTCCTGAACCAACATCGGCAAAGACCTTGGTCGAGTCTCCATCACGGAACGAGATGTCGAATGGCTTGACGACATAGTTGCCGCTCTCGTCGTATGTTCTTTGGGCAAACAACTTGACGAGATCCGAATACTGGGTGTCATCGAACTTCTTTATGACTTCGCCATTCTCATAGACGACCAGTTCTATGAAGTTCTCGTCAGCAATCGAAGCAAGGAACTTGAGTTCAAGATCTATCTTGAAGCGATGCGAGCCGGGAGCATTGTAGTTGTAACTGCCATTAGCAGGATCCTTGAGGGTATAGTCATCCCTTTCTGTGACTATGTTTGAGAGAACCTCAAAGCCCATGATACCGGTTGGATTTGCAAATACCCGTATGTTGTTGGTCACGACATATGCGGGTTGAATCTGCTCGTTGGTGCGGACAAAATGCCCGTTCACATAGTAGATTCCCTCGCTTATGGCTACGATTCGTACCCTGCCCGTTGCAGGGGTGTTTGGATTAGCCGGAGGAACCCGTACCGAGAACAACTTGTCGGGATTGTCGCATTCAAGGACTGCATCTGGCGTGAACTCAGTGCCAGTCATATAGGATATGATGGCAACTCCATACGGATCGGCATCGCTGTATCTCGGAAGATAGCGAACGACGATAGCCTTGGATATTATGTTTCCGTCCCCGTCGCGCTGAATCAGCCTATGCCCGTAGAGATCGGACTGCGTGACTTCGGCTATCGGGGTGGTCGTTGTGTTGGGATTGATGCGAACATAACTGAGAGTCTGAGTGGATATTTCTCCACCGATGATGTTGCTGCCATCCTTGAAGATGTTGTTTCCAAAACGCTCAATCTGATTCTGTAGGATGGTCTGTAGTTGGGTCAGTTCTCGCGCCTGAACGGCATACCCAGGTCGAAACAGCATCCGCAGGAACTTTCTTTCCTCACTGAAGTCGTCATAGTATGGATCAACATTGAATAGATCTGGGTCGTAAGAAGGCATCTACATTTGCTCCTAGAAGCCGATCACAATCTTGAATTGTTCGGATTGCTCGACATTTCTCTCTACAGGTCGTATATTTTCTATGTATAACAACTCTCCGGAACCTATGTCGATCTCGGATTGCACAATGTTGTTTATGGTGGTGCTTGTCAGTTGTGTTTCAGCCGTCAGACCATATGACGAGAAGAAGAGTGCGTCGGTGGTGTTGAAGGAACCCTTGACATTGCTCAAGTGAATGGTTCCCGTAAGCCCGACTCCACCTGGCACCACGAAGTCCACCACATCGCCAGTGACTTGTCTTAGCGTGGTGCTGTTCGTCTGCTTTATGGTTCCATCCGCAGCAGCACCGACGATTACACCATCCGTGAACGGAGAACCCGAAGAGACGATGGTCAACTTGGTCGTCGTGCTGTATTCTCCAAGATCCTCAATGAGCGTCGGGACGAATGCCGTCGAGGCAAGTCTGCCAAAGTTCTCATCACCAGCAAACCTCAAGAACTGACTTCCTGATGTTTGTCCGGACTGAATCTGCTTCAGCATCTCGCCAAACTCCTCGTCAACATCGACTATCGACGGAGTGTTCATGGTATATCCACCAGACGCTCCAAGGAATGTCAGGGTCTTGCCAGCGACAAAGGCACCGAATGTGGTCTTCACGACGAAGTTTCTCTCTGGCAAGTCATAAGAAACTATCTCACCGCGAGCAGAGAGGGTCAATCCAACGATATTCTTATATTGATTGACTATGTCGCCAGTTCCAAAGGAACCTGTGTAGAGTGCATTGTAGTATATGCGGGTATTGACCGAAGAGTCTTCGGAGAACCTAAAGTTTCCGACTATGTCGGTAAGAACTAGCCTGTGGAATCTTGATCCTGGAATGACTTCCGAATCCAGAATCTTTGCACTAGCCCTGCTCTCATATCCGTAGATGTAGTTTCCAGGAACAAAGGTGTTTTGCTGATACAGGTCGCTCTTGTTCGGTTGCTTTCGAATCAATGCCTTGAGGGAGACTGCCTCTTCCTCTCCTGCAAAGGTCAAGCCCCCGTTGAGATATGGCTTCTTGACGATTCCAAACTGACGGAAATCATTCCGCACCGAAAACTTGCCACCTTCGGTTCCCTCAAGTTCCATCACCACCATGAGGTCTGCTGCACCAAACTCCTTTATCGCATTCGCTCCATGCCCTGCGGGAGTGGAAAGATTTGCAGACATCGATGCATTCAAGTTTGAAACAGCAGAGCCTATGGTCACGCTTCCGCTCTCGGTGACAACTCTTGGCTTGGCATATGTGTAGTTCTTGCCAGAATTGATTACACTAAGACCAGTTATCTTCTTCACCGAAGATGTGGTTGGGACCACAACGGCATCCTGTCCGTCGCCATCAACGACGATGTAGGGAACTATCTTGAACTCACTGCTACCGTCTATTGTTCTTTCCAACGATGGAGTCACGTTGGCATAGAAGTAACTTACGCCAGTTCCTGCCTTCGTGAAGTCGAGTATCCTGAGATACTGACCGACTCCAGGACCACCGCTGATGTAGACCGCATAGTTGTTCCAATAGTCGTTGGCAGGATCGCTTTCCTCTCCAGCGGGTACGAACGATATGTACGATGAGCCAGCCGTGTTGACGTTTATCGAAAGATCGGTTCTTATCTGCTCGGCATAAAGATTGCTGATGAACCTTGTGTTTCTGAATATCTTGTCGAATGTCGGGCTTAGGTTTGCATTGATCGATACGGAATCGATTGAGCCAGCAAGAGCGGTATTCTGCACTTCCTTCTGCTCTGCAAAATCCTCAAATGCCGTGAACACAGGCATATACTCAAGGGTGAGGAACTCAATGTCATCCTCGGGTACGGAATAGATGTATTTCCATTTGTAGCCATCGGCAAGCGAGATGACCTCGCTGGACTTGCCTGTCGGCATGATTCGCGATGTTCCGTTTGCACCCATGCACTTGTAGACATTGAACTCGGTGGTCAAGACATAGTAGGACTTACCTGCCATGTCGGTTGTCTCTGAATAGGCAGTATAGACCGATCCCGAAGTCCAGTTGACCCTCGGTATGACAAGCCTCATGTTCTCAGGACGGAGTCTCTTGAGAAACAGCATGTTCCTGTAGGTGTCATATGCATTCCTTGACGATTCACCGATTGAAGGAGGAACGCTATCGCTCTCCACCACTGTCGTGTCAGCAACATCCTCGTAAGGAACTGCTCGACTGACAAAGAGATAGTAGTTGTTGTTTGACGATAGACTTCCTCTGATGATGTCTATCAGATCGGTCTTCAGTAGAGTCTTGAGAGCGTTGTTTGCCATATTAGAAGTTCGGAGATACTAAAGTTGTACTTTCAATCAATCCATATTCCCTGTTGCTGCCCGTAGTGCCTTCGTATGGAGTGCCGATGGCATTTGAGTGGAAGT